AAAGAAAGTATCGAGATCGTAATTATCTTTTATTTCTTTAATTATATTATATTTTTGTCTCTTTAACGAGGATTTATTTAAATTAACAGATGACTCTAAAATAGTACTAATGACTGTATTAGCTCTTCCTTCATTCAATACTTGGGATTTTAGAATAGTCTCATATAATCTATATTCTTTCCCCAATTCACTCTTGACAAAATATTTTTTCATAATGTCAATAGCAGGGGAATCAACTCCCTTCAATGTGTCTATTGTCACCTGCCTTACTAACAGTTCAAATAAAATGCCAGTATTACGGAATTTGCTATGCTTGATTCTCATCAAAGGGATATATTTGTTTATAAATATTAAGGAAATCTTACTCTTTCAATTGTTTTTCATCTAATAACGAAGTATCGTCTTTGTCTTGCTCAAATATCAGTTTTTTCTTGTCCATTTTAGAAAAAATATCCCTATTTTTCAAGAAAGCAACTTGAGCATTTTCGAGTGCCATACCACTTTTGTTGGTATCTGTTCGGCTATCAAATGAATCATTTTTATCAGTATCTTTCATTCTCTTAACACCTAAACGATCTTTTCCAAAATTGCTATCTTGTTTTCCAATATTGGAAATAGAATCTTTTGGTCTACCTAATGTTTCATCCTCATCATATCCATGGGGAACGTTTTTAGGATCAGAATCGTTTCTACCTTTACCATATAATGAAGCTAGATCGTGTGGTGTACCATAAGATTTACCACTTTCAACTGGGTCATTACCTTCGTTTTCAATTTGAGTAACTCGGAATGCTCGTTTAGCATCTTCTCTAATTAGATCTCTATATTCATCGTACTGGTCTTCAGATAAGTGGAATATATTATCGTAAATCCAATCTGTAGGTAATAATTTCTGCTCTATTAATTGTTGAGCTAATTCAGCTTTAGACTTCATCAACTCAATTTTCTCTTGCTCAAATATAATAGAAGGGGTTTGCATAGACAATTCAAAGTTTGTCAATGCTTCATCTCTATATCCTTGAGAATATAAGTGTACTAGAGCAATTTTATTAAGTTCAGATACTAAAATACGTTGTAGACGATCAATTGTACGAGCAAATCTAATATCTTCGGCAGCTAATGTAGCTTTACCTTCTATATTTTCGTCATATCCTAAAAATGCTTTTGGTACTTTAAGAGCAGCAAATAGCTTATCTCTTAAATATACAACGTCTTGAATACCATCGTAATCTAAACCTTTGGTAGTATCAATTTTAGTTGTTGTATCATTTCCACGAATCGGGATATAAAAATCCTCCATCATATTTTGCATGTTATATTTCAAATTGTAGTCTCCAGTCTTGTTATCAACATATGGAGTACGTTTCATGTTTGAAATAGTTTTCTGCATAAACGCGTCTACTTCATTTGGTGGAATAGAACCTACGTTTACATAAAATATACGTTTTTCTGGGGCACGAGCGATTCTATGTATTAACATAGCATCTTCCATCAAAGTGTATTGCTTAAATAGTTTACGAGCAGGCTCAATATATGAACGGCCATACGGTAGATAATTAGTATCTCCAATTAGTCTAAAGTGGGCCATCTCATAGTTATCAAACATTATACCACCGGATTGATCATTGCCATTTCCTGTAACAGCATACAACCCAGAATTAGCGTTTACTAAGCCATCAGGTGAATATCTAAATTTAACCTCGGATGGATTTTCGCGATTAAATCCTTCTAATCTTTCAATGTGGAATGCAGTATATGGTATTACATTATACACACCATATTTTTCGGCTATTTCTAGTTTCAAGAAAAAATCACCATACTTGGACATTTGTCTAACCCAAGCCCACAAGTTAAATTCTATGTTTAAAACATCATAGAATAAATTATATAGAATTTTTTGTATATTTTCGTTGGAGGAGCGAATAGATAATACTTCACCCATATCATTTTTTAACGTACACTCATCAGCTATAATATCCAAAGCAGAAGCTATAATAGCATCTTGATCCATTACATCATATTCTGAGTATAATTGAGGTCTTAAATATTTGTAGTTGAAGTTAAATTGGGAGCCATAGAGAGAACTTGGGTTAGTAGAATAGATTCTGCTATATCTATCCATGAGAGAATTCGTTTGAATTGCTCCATTGGTTTGGATTTGATTAGTATCCATTACACTTATTTGATTACCCCCAACGTTTCGGATAATTACATCCGTTGAGAATAGTCTTTGTAATCTACTAAATAAGCCTGTATTTGCCATGTTGTATTATTATTGTTATAAATATTATTATAGTAACCAGCTTATATCTTCTTTCCCACCATATGGATTTTCAATCTGGTATGGATTGTCATTTTGATTAGCGAAATACGCTCCTTGGTATGCAGTTCTATTAACTTTCATATTGTTTAAGGCGCTGCGTGTTAAATCTAATCCTCTTTGTCTAAATTTTAAAGCTGTATCTCGAATATACATTGCTATTCCAAATGCCATTACTAGATCATCATTGTATCCTTGTTGTGCTCCTGCTCTACCATTTTTCCAGATAAATACTTTCATTTCCTCCATCAATCTTTTGGATTGGATTGTTACAGATTTTTCGGAAATATATTCTTGGAACTTACCTACCACCATAGGGCGGGTTCGGGCCGACATTGTAAATCCTGCTACTGCTTTCGAGGTATCCATATATTGGTCAAAATACGAATCAGCATTTGATTCTCCACGGGGAGAATAATAGAGATTGGAGTAATTTCTATCTATTGCTACTTGTATAGTTGCCCATCCGATATTAGCATTTTCTATTACTAGTAATGCCTCATTATATTCTGTAGCTATACCTACTAGCAAATGTCCAAATTCTTTTGTTCCGATTTGGCCCTTATATTCTGCTACTTGCACATTAGATTCTACATCTATAACGTGAAATGTAGAATAATCTTTACCATCACCACGAGCCACATCCGCTACTACTATATAGTTTCGTGAATAGTCTGGTGATTCCCATACCCATAAGTTTTGGTCTGCACCTCGTCTCTCTAGTGGATCTTTAATATATGTTTTTTCGTAATATTCTAAATATTCACTATAGAATACAATATCTCCAGAGGTAGAAAAATCGCAATCACATTCTTGGGCCGCTAATCTAGGATCACCTAGCAATTCATCTTGTCTATCTCTCCATGTTTGGTCTCGTTCTGGGTGAACCATCCATGGTAATTTGATAGGAACAAAATCATTTTCTGCGGATTCTGCTTTAACCCATGTTTGATGGAACCAGTTACCAGTGCCAAAAGGAGTAGATAATACAATAGCACCACCACCCGTTGCTAGGGTTTGTTGAGCGGAAGCCCACGTTTCACCAATATTTTCGATGAAGGCTGCCTCATCTATTATTAGCAAAGATACTGCTTCTGATCGTGCGGAATCGGAATTTGAAGATTTAGCTTGTATTTTAGATCCGTTGACTAGCTGTAATGACAGTTTATTGTTTTCTACTGCATCTACTTTTAACCACGAGGGTAAATTTTCCCACATGAATTTTACTTTAGATACTATATTACGAGCTGTTGCTTGAGTAGTTGCTAGAGCTAGTACGTTTTTATCTTTATGAAAAAGCATTAACCACGTAGCATATCCTGCAGCTAAAGTAGAAATACCTAGCTGACGGGATTTAAGTAAAATAGTATAGTCGTGTTTTTTGAATAGGGTAAGTACCTTTTCCTGGAATGGATATAGGTTGAATTGTATTCTACCCCTTTGTGGGTGTTGGATATAACAATATTTGCGCATAAAGTGAACCGGATCTTGGGAACACTTTATATATTCTTGTTTTATTATCTCCTTTATATTGGGATTGGACATATTATTTTATTTTAAAATAAATAGTACCGTCAATATACCTAAGATTCCTGTACCTGCAACCATTTTATTTTTTATTTGTGATTTCTTTAAATCATTCTGCAATCTATTTGATAACTCTTGAGATAAAGCTAATTGTTCAGATCTGGTATCTATAATAGATTTATAGTTAAATATCTGAGTGTTTAAATTGTAGATAATATCGTCTTTAAGTATAATTTTTTGCTCTAGCAATTTAACTTTATCTTGTGTAAGGGATAGTTCTTGTTTTGTACCATCCCCTACTATAAGATCTTTAATTACTAGACGAGCTATTGGTTTTTCTAAGCGAATCAAAGTAGAATCGATAGCGGTTTGTGAAAAACTCTTTGAGCTCATCATCAGTATAGCTATCAACACTACTAACTTTTTCATTAACTTCATTTCTTAAGGTATTTATACTGTTATCTTTTAAATCAAGTTCTTGATCTAACTTAGATATTTGTATGTTTAAGGTATCAATTTTTAAAGACAAATCATCGTTCACATCTTGTAGTGAATCAACCTTTTCATCTAGTTTTTCAATTTTTAAATTATATTCTTCAACGTAATCTTCTTTTTTGTTAAAGAAAAATAAAATAAAAATGCAAACCCCTATTACAACTAATATATTAATGTATTTCACTTTATTTGTCTAGAATTGCCTCTAGTTCTTTTTTAAGTTTAGTTTTTTCTTTCAAATCCGCTACAATTTTTTCCTTTGCGGCACCTTCAGCTTCTTTGTATTTTCTAGCTAAAGACTTCATTTCTCGGGTTAATATAGCTAATTCATCTTTTGCTTTAGCTATACCTTTAGTGGCTTTAGCATCTTTTTTTAAATCTGCTTTAGATGGTTCTTTGTCTCTATCTCCATCTTCATCTTCAACCTTATAATAATCATCTTTTATCTCCTCATCCTCATCCTTTTCAGCTATTGTTACAGGCTTGTTTGTTTCTTTAGCTTTATCAATAGCAGTTTTAACTGTTGTAGGATTCTCATCTTTAACTTCTTCAGGTCTAGTATCTTTATCTACTACAGTTACCTCAGATAGAGCATTAACAATTTGTTCTTTAATGTATTTCTTAAGTTCGGATTTTTTCATGGTCGGATAAATATTTATATTTTGTTATAAATATATCAGAGATTGATAACATTCAGAATCTGTTGTATTCGTTCTTCAGTTGAACCGCTTATAGTATGGATATGTTTAAACTTATGGGAATAAGATTGTAATAAATGTTGTATGTTAAAATCGATTAATTCCCTATATTCTGGATTAGTTTCTCTAACTGAATTATCTTCTATTGGTAGTCCTTCGGGTGAAATGTAAAATATATAATCGTATTCTCCTATAAACATAGAAGCATATTGTTCAAATTCATCTTTATCTAATACATTAATTGATTTAGCACTTTTAGTAAATGCTATAACATCAATAATAGTACGATCTGTAATTAGATCATCATGCATTAATTCAGCACAACGCTCAGCTAAAAATACAGTTTGACCTTTTAATGTAGAATCAGTATTCAATGGAATACCTAAATCCCTCAAATATTTTGAACGTTCAGTAGCAAATTTATAATTCTTGAATTGTGGCAATTTTTTTAATGCCTTAACCAATGTAGTTTTTCCTACACTCATTGTTCCTGTCAATCCTATCTTCATATTTTATTTGTTTAATAGCCAACTTGATGATTGAACTTTAGCTCCCAACCCATCAATCAATTCTATTTCATTGTCAATACAAATCTGTGTTTCTGGGATAGTATCATTATTTTGATCACCACCGTTTGCAAATGCTAGTTTATATTCTCCTCCTAAAACATCTGAAAGATATTTAAGAGTAGCACATTGTGTTTTGTCTCTATCAATAGAAATCATACTGTTATCTACAACTCTTAAGTTACGTATAATTATTAGACGCTCCAACTCAGATTGAAACTCCTTTGATCCCTTAAGTAAACGTTGATGATCAGAGTTAACTATTACAAATAACTTGTGACCATAATCTTTTGCTCTATGGAACAGTTCAAGATGACCCTTATGGAGCGGGTTAAAATACCCGCTCACTATAACCATTTTTTTCATGTTAATAAAACCTATTTTTGCGTTGATTTTCTATTTTAGGTAAAGGTTGTGTATTTTGATAGTTAAAACACATTTTTTGCTGTTCTGGGTCTGATAAATTGAATAAAGTGCAGGGTTTAATATGATCTATATCCCAATATGAACCATAATTATCCCAATTCATATTACTATTAAATTGTTTCTCTAAATATAATTTATATTCTTCGATTGAACAACCTAAAAGATCAGTACTTAATGAATTTTTCAAGTTAAGTTTTAAAGCTTTATTAATTCTAACTCGAGTATTATGTATAATTTTAAAGTTAATATTATTTTCTAAATATTTCTTGTAATTAGATTGAAATATATGTTTATTAGATTTATAATATTTTTGATTATATTCTTGTATAGATTCTCGATTTTTAATATTATCAAGATGTCTTTTATCTCTCCGCTTTAAAGAAGATTTATTTACAATTTGTCGGTTACAGGGAAAGCAATAGGGTTTGTGCCCATCTTTTTTGCTTTTATCTTGGGGGAAGTTATCTATTTCGTAATAGATTTTACAGCTAGAACATTGTTTCATCTATTATACATATTAGGTCTTCCCTGAAGATTAATGTCTGTATCCGTCTTCTAGCTGGGATTTCATAGATGGGTTCTTAAACCACGGTAAACCTTCTTGATCTCTATGAGCTTGTTCAAATTGTTCTTTAGTGTACTTAATTCCATGAATATAATATTCAGCCAGTTTGTTATCTCCTTGTGGGATTAAAGCAGGACCGTCCCAGTTATGCAATTTGCCATCTTTAATGTGGGCAATGGTTCCGTCAGCTTTCTTTAATCTTTTAACTACGATTGGTTTTTTAGTATTGCTCATAATTCAATATTTTTGTCAATGTTAAATATACGAATTTTCTTTCAGTTGTACAAAATGTCCTCAGCAACATAAATCCCTTGTGCACCACTCACCGTTATACCTCTAGCAGATAATGCGTCTCCCACAAAGTGAACATTGGGGAACTCGGTCAAGGCTAGGTTAGTATAATCGACGAGCGGCTCAGGTGACAAATACTTTACTTCGGGAACATAAATACCCCAGTCATTTTCAAGTGTTGGGAATACTTTTTTCATATCATTGATAAAATCTTCAATATATGTAAAATATCCTTTAAATGCTGGTTTGATAATATTTTCTAATTCTCTAGAACTAAATGCTACCGCTGATACTGTTTCGCCTTCAGAGGTTAAAGATGGACGTCTAGAGGGAGAATAGTATAAACCTGTTCCACTAGTGTTTACATTGGATACTAAATTTCTAGACCATTCAAATGGATCTTCAATACCTGGGATTTCCATTAG